GTGTGATTGATTGCAAGCATCGGAATGTTCTTCATCGCAAGGTATGGTGTTGACATACGGAACAGACCTTTCAGTGCCTTCGCACGTGACATGTCTGCGACACCCTTCTCGTTCAGTGCGTCCTCTAGTTCTTTCTTAGACGCAAGGTTACCGATAGAGTCAATGACAATAATGACATCATCTTCACGGTCTAGCTGTTCTAACTGGTTGATCATATCAAACTTGAGTTCTTCAACGTTTGCGATCGGTGTGTGCAATACCCGACTAGTATCAATACCGAACTGAGTGAAGTATGACTGAGGGGAACCAAACTCAGAGTCATAGAACAACATGACTGCGTCTGGTTTCGCGTTAAGATATGCACCCGCCATAAGTAAGGCAAATGATGTCTTAAAGTGTTTTGATGGGCCCGCAAGGACGGTAAGTCCTGGCGAGATACCACCGTCTACGGAACCAGATAACGCGACGTTCACCATCGGAACGTCGGTTGGTACCATATCTTTTTCTGTGAAGAACTTACTAGTCGAGAGAGTCGCCGTCTCCTTGATCTTGCTGTTCTTCTTTAGTTTGTCCATTATCGACATTCTTTTTGCCTCCAAAATCTACGAATGTAATATTGTTTACTTTTTCACGTTCATCGAGGTCATATTGTACACGATAAGACGTGTTGATGTCAAGTACTTTTTGCAACAAATCAAAACTTATTATTCCTCCATCTTCATGTTCATGTGTGGAGAAATTCAGAAACGCTCTCGTATCTTTTGGAAGACATGCGCCACCAAATCCGCGTTTACCGTCAAAGCCGGGCACTCTCGTGTGACCCATCCCAACACGGTCGTCTTTACCCACAGCACGAACTATAGTATTGTAGTTACAACCATATAAGTTGACGAGATCATACAACTGGTTAAAAAATGTGACCTTAGTTGATAAGAAAGAGTTGATGGTATACTTAACGAATGAGGCTTCATATGCAGTCATCTTGTGATAGTCATTTGACTCACACGAACTGAATATTTCGTAAATATCAATCGTCTCTATAATTGCAGACGGCGTACCACCAACAACATGGAAATCTGCAGAAACAAAATCTGCCTTAGCATTCTTCTCTGTGAGGAACTCTGGGTTATATGCAAATCGGTCTTTCTGTTCTTCGTTCATTGCAGAGTACAACCGATGTACCACATCTGGCGTAATAGTTGACTTGACAATGACCATAGCATCCGTATAGTTCAAACACTTGATAACTGCAGTCTCAACAATAGAGGAGTTTACCGATCCGTCGTCATTGGACGGAGTCGGAGCACAAATGAAAAAACACTGCGGATGATCTTCGCGATCCATCTCTTCCAGTTCTTCTACATCTGTATTGTATTTTGGATCATACAATCTAAACTGAACAATTGGATGAGTAAATGCATACTCTACAGCTTGTCCAACAAAACCATGTCCCACTATACCCAATCGAAACATTGACGATTCTTTTACTGGGTTACTCGACATTAGTCACCTCGTGATATTCTTTGTACCATTCATAGAATTTTGCGACACCTTCTGCGATACTTACTCTTGGCGAATATCCCAGTGATTGCAACTTGGTGGTATTAGACCAAGTTTCAAGTGTGTCTGCCGGATGTTTGGGTGCAAGGTTTTTGATTGCTTCTTTACCCGTGTTCTTCTCAATCTCACCGATAAAGTCCATCAACGCAACCTGTTCACCACGACCAATGTTAAAAATCTCTCCCGCATCAATTCCCGTGTTATTCAATACAACTTCAATACCATCTAGGATATCATCCACATAGGTAAAATCTCGTTTCATATCACCGTAATTGTACACGGTTATTTCTTGTTCGTCAAGGATGTTCTTGGTAAAATCAAACAACGCCATGTCTGGTCGTCCCCAAGGACCATATACTGTAAAGAATCGTAGACCAACTGTGTTCAATCCAGATGACTGCATCTGACACTCGTTTGCCCATTTTGTATAACCATATGCGTTTAACTGTTTACCAGTCTCTTTACCTTCTATCCAAGGCACCGGAGAACCTGCGTAGACACAAGACGTTGACGCATAAACGATGCGAACATCCGGTAAATGTGCCTTACAAACATCGATCAAGTTCTGGGTGGCATCGATGTTGTTAGCGTGATACTGTTTCTCTTTACCTAGCGAGTCACGCACACCCGCCATTGCAGCAAGGTGGATAATAGTATCTGGTTGAAAGTCTCGTAAGAGGGCTTCAACTTTAATTTCGTCGCGAAGGTCACATCCCCAGATATCAATGCCGAAGTGTACCATGCGGTCTCTTTTCAGTGATGGGGTGTATAGATGACTATTAAAGTTATCAATACCCTTCACAGTCAGTCCGCGTTTCTGAAGTCTATCGCATAACTGACTGCCGATAAACCCCGCCGCACCTGTTACTAACACTCTTTCCATATCAATTATTCCTGTAAATATATTCCAATGCCCTATCCGCTTCTACGATCAAGGGCCTATTCTCATACCAATTACCAGTCTCACGATCAAACTCACGGCACATATCTGCAATCTGAGTTGATGTTATAGGATAACCTTTAGAGTATGCGTTACCCGCAACCGCAAGCATTATCTTATACATCTTGAAATACCAACCAGTTTCACTAATAGTTTGGTACTCAACCGCAAGGCGTTTTGGCCAAAACGGACAGTCGCGGTATGACGACCATCTGTAGTCGGTGTTATTTAGACTGTCTTTACGATGTTGTATTATCGCCTGTTGCATAGATACAGGAAGTCTATCTAGGAAAGAGTTCCCCGTCTTTTCGTGATACGGATGTTTTGCCATCAACTCAGATATATTAAGAGCATCTCCCGAATTGACTATGAAGAACGAATACGCATCTGGATACTGTCCTGGCGCATAATACATACGTGCTAGGTCTTTGGTCTGTGGATCACCCAACTCACCTAGTTCGGTGTTGAGAGCGTGCCAGAACGACTTGATACGGTTGTTCTCCACCTGTTCATCGAGACGGAATATGATGCGAAATTTAAGGTTGTCTCTCCTACATCCTGCTGTATTATAAACGATATAGTCATACTGACCATACTGACCTTGCAACCAAGTTTTTAAGGACTCAGTATCATTGCAACCGTCAATAGGGTCATCCACATCAACGCAACACCAACTACTCCAATATAGAACAGACTTGTTACTACGCGTCGTACCGTCTTCGAAAACAGAAGGAGTAAGAAGAGGAGAACTATTGGGTCCACCTTTTTCTCCCGGCTTAGTGTAAGAATCACGAAGACACTCCACGAAGTCCATCCAGCTAAGGAATGTTGTCCGTCGATGTGTCTTGTTATCAAACTGGTTTTTAAAAATAGTTAATTCATACATTGGGGGTATTATATCATACACTAAGTGTATATGTCAACCAAAAAACTTTGGGATAAACTCATAGTAGTTAGTAAATTCTAGAACAACACCCGACCTATTGCATAATTTTTGCCAACGTTTTGCTTTCTTACGTTCGCCTTCAAGTTTTTGTTGGTGGTTCAAATTACCAGTATCATATACGTCATACAATAAACAAAATCGACCACCATAGGCGAGTAGTTCAGCCATATCGTAATGCGCCGTTGTTTTGTCTTTGTGAGTACCTAAGTCACTCAACTGTTTGCACTCTAAAAACCATCGGTTGTCTTCGGTATCCCAAAATACAAAATCACAGAACCTTCTACGTCCCGAATAAGGACATTTGAAAGGCGCACGGCGCCGATATCGGACATTATAAGCTTTGAGTTGTTCCTCAACTCGATCCTCAAAACGTTGGCCTTCTTCTTGACCTCTAGAACCAGCAGTTATATATTTGGTCTCATTGTCGAAGAGAGATTCCTCTCCCATAAATTCACATAAATTGTTCATTTCACACTCCTCTGTAAAAAAGGGAACCGAAGTTCCCTCTTGACTACGCACTGACAGTTTTTATGGGATTCTTACCTAATTTACGGTTATCCTCTTTGGTTTGAATCGCAAAATTTGACAGTTCGGTCTTTCCACCGTCAGCGTGTGGAATGATGTGTCCGATTTCAAATTCAGTAGTTAAGACATCTTCCATAAGAATCTCAACACCTTCCGGAGTTACCCAATCTTGTCCCTTGGCGGTAATCAACTTCTCTTCATTATTTCCACTCCTACGAGCATCTAGTTGGATAAAGTACTTAGAAGCATCGAACTTTTTAGTGATCAACGAGTTGCGGAGTTGGTTGAACCTGACCTCACGCGAACGTAACAATTCTGAAAAGTTCGCTGAACGACCGTTCTTGTTATATGAATGTTCAGTCTTGTCTTCGATCAAATCAATTTGTGCATTGATGTAGTCTTTCACAAAACTTTCTGGATTCTTAATTTTCTTACCTGACCTTAACTGATCTAGGTAAATAACAAACAGATCAAGCAATCCATTTTCACGTTTGAAGATCGACAACCTTTTACCAACAATATTAATGAATTGAGTAAATTCATTGGCGAATTTATTGACAAGTTTATTAGCGCTTACGTCATAATACATCAACTCCAGATTCTTATTGGTTATTTTAGACTCTAAACCTTCGATGTAGATCATACACAATCCAGCAACATAATCATCCAGTTTGCGGCGATTCAGTTCTTTTTGAGTAAAGACTTTAGAATTTAAGAAATTTTTCATATTGTCTGTAGCGACTTTCCTAATTCGATCAGATACATCAGAAAGAATTGGGTTTCTCAATTCTGCAGCATTTAACGTGACGCCACTATTTACAACCAAAAAGATACGAGTGATATCTTCCTTAGTAGCGTTTAGATAACTTTCCAAAGTTATCTTGCGAGATTCTAGGACAGTTTTTAACCCCAAAGGAAGAGTTGAATACCTGTTATTAGAAGGAGTAATTGCGTAGACTTCCTCACCTACCACATAGTTACCTTCTGGAATACCGAACTCATTTTTTTTATAAGAATCAATGCACATTGTACGGTTATTGGAATCTAGATTTAGGTACCCATACTTACCTATAAACTGAGAAAAGTATTCGATAGATTGCGTATCATTGTTCAGTTCAGCAGCTGCCAAACAAGATGGCACATGCGAAAGGATGAACTTAGATGGTGCGGTATTCAGTATTAGAGAAATAATAAACTCTTGTTTATCCGACACCTCCCAACGAGTTACCGACTGACAATTCAAGTCAGCATGTATAGATGGGATGATTGAAGCGTATGCCCCAAAAGTTGTGTTTGATGTTCTCGATTCAACAGATTTGTAAGTTTTTAAGTTTTTCATAATATACCTTTATATGTAAGTTAGGTTTTGTAGGAAGAGAAGGAGTCGTCATGAGTCGTTCTTCGAACCTACAGTCATATAGTACCAAAGTATAACCACTTTGGCAACACTTTTTATCGAATAATATCGATATCTTCAGGGTTGGTGTTCCACGTCTCAACAGTGTAACGTAGTCTACCTTCGTTCTTGAGTGTCTCATATCGTTTGGAGGCTTTGTTCTTCCACCACTCAATGATATTCTCAGTCTCGAATCGGTCAAAGTTCTCAGCGGATTTGAGTTCGTCGGTTCGAAGATTCATGTAATCTTTTACCGACTGTGCCTCGTGTCCGTAAGTACTATAGTATGATCTCTTACGTTCGGTAAGACTCTTCGCATCAAGGAAGGTCTGACAGAACTTTTGATATGCATCATTATCCACACCCTTGAGTGAGGCCTTGATGATCGATGCCATCTTTGTCTGTGTCTTCAGTTTACGAGATGACGCATCGGCGGGAACCAAATACTCACCCTCGTTTCGTTCCTTGAACCAGTCGTTCAGTGTACGAAACTTTTCATCATTAATCAAAGGCGCAAAGTTGCTGTCAGTCAATCCATTGTGGCGTAGGAATGGACGCATACCGTCATACATCGATGATGACTTAGATGAACCATACAAACTAGTTGTTTCGAAAAGACATATGTTTGCATCGTACTTTTTGTTTAACGCACGACGCACTAGATGCGAACAACAAATGCCCGCCAACAGTTTACCACCAAGGTAGTTATATCCTACAGGCTGGACAGGAACAATATTAAAACCCATTATAGCAGACTTGTTAAATCTTCTCATAACATCTGGATTCATGGTGTCAAGAGGCGCACCCAACCATTCGTTACGTGGACGCGAATTAATCGTAGGTGACCCAAAACGGATCATCCCAAATACTTGACCAGTGTTCTTCTCTTTGACGATGTAGAGAAGTTGTTTGCCTGGGATCGACGACTCGACTGGAGCGGATGTCGTGATCTCCATGTATGTCATGAAGTGATCCTGACGACACTCGTATATTGAGAATTCCATGTCGTTGGGATGAATAGAGAAGTCGTCAAACAAATCCGTCTCTGGGCCCATGCCAGGCAGAGATGCTGGAAAGGTTGCCATACGATCCATTTTGATAGAACGTTGGTATTCATCGATGCGATCGAAGCTGCCAAAGAAATCAGAAAAGACATTCGCCGCATGGATTGCGTCTGGCTTAGATAGAATCATGTATTACTCCCATTACGAAACACATTATACCAAAATATTGTCGGTCTGTCAACCGAAGAAGTCTTCAAGTGATGCCTGTGGTTCTGCGTCCCACCCCACTGCATCTAGGATTGGAATCAAAGGGTCTAGAAAAGTCTTGTCAAACATTAGATTATAATCAACATATTTGTGAAGACCAAGTTCCTTCGGTAAGTTGAGAGGATATGACACAACATTCTGACCTAAACGATTAGGCATCTTGAGATAAACAAACTTTATCTTCTCACCTTGTTTTACGGTCTCATAACGTTTACCAAGATTCTTCTCTCCAATCGCATTGTTATAACACAGGGCACCACGCACATGGATAGGAGTTCCCTTCTTAAAGATATTTTTGCGGTCTTGCCATTTGGTGAGGTTTGACACACCGCGTGGGAACGACACATCTTCGGGCGGAAGAGTCCCAAAGTGGGCCCGGAAGTCACGAATGTATCCTTGAGTGTCAGATTCGGTGCCTTCTACAATGACGCGGAAGATCTCTTTGAACTTATCACGGACAACCTGTGGGGTCGATGACTTGATCGCCTCAATACCCATCATCTTGAGTTTAGGTTCTGCGTACTGAACACCCTCATTGTTGTGCACGTTTAAGATGTATCGTTTCTTCGCCATCCAGATACCACGGTCTGCGATGACCTCACGACCCATCTCCATGCGATTCTCATAGGCACCCGTCACTTCGGCCATAGTCGCATAAGAGTCCGCAAGAACCTTCTCGAAGTGGTCTGCGCAAATCTTATCTAGGAACTTGACGGGATTGTTTGGCGCAAACTTCTCGACCAGATCACCCATGCGAATATACACGGAGTCGGTATCAATTGCGACGACGTAGTCCTCATCTGTTTTGAGAACATCTTGCATCGCACCATTGACCGCACGTTCTGCCCACTTGATTGCAAGTTGACCAGCAAGAGTAATAGACTCTGCGACACGTTGGTCAAAGTACCGGAACCAACGATTACCGAGCGCACCATAAAGAGAGTTCATAAGAATCTTAATGGCCATCTGTTGATTGTCAAGAGACGATATCCGGTATTCCAATTCTTTGGAAGGATTTTTCTGCATCTCTTGTTGCGCCTTGATCATATTGTCCTTTATCACACGACGCTCAGAATAGTATTGTTTAATGATTGTCGGGATGACCCCTTCACGATCATGCGAGAACCTAACTCCTGTGGGGGCCACAGAGTGTTCTTGTTGACCAACATCTACAGTCCCATCAAGGAACTTATCCACGGAAACACCATTCTGGAACCCGTCTAGGACAGTCTCAGGTGACATGTTATATTGAACAATGATGTTCGGATACAGAGAGTTCAAGTCAAACGATGTGACCCAATCGTGTGACCCTACCTGTGGGTCTTTCACATAACCGCCAGGATATGGAGTTTTTGGTTTTTCGGTCTTAGGGGGAACCGCAATCTTCTGTTTGTTTAGCAGTCGATAGATGATAGTGTCCCAGATGGCAGTGGTGCCTAGAGTATCATTATAGTTGACACCCGCCTTGTAAGCCATAGTGAATATGAGATCAAGCAAGTCGAGTTTGACATCTAGTTTATGAACTAACTCAACGTCCTTCACGTTATAGTCAATGAACTTCTGGTAGTCCTGTTCATAGAGCGTGTGAAGATTTCCGTGTTCTTCATAAGAGAGTTTACGTTCTCCTAGAACTACGTGCGAGATATGATCGAGACGATACGATTCTTGTTGGCCAAGAGTATTGTATGTGAACTTCTTGAAAACCTCTAGGTAGTCAAGTTGCTCGATACCATTGATGATATACTCTTGGTTCTGTTTACCATTGATGGTGATATTACGTTCTTTAATAAGTCCCCAAGGAGACATACGCTTTAGTAACGTGTCGTTACCGAATAACTTATAACAACGATTGACGATATATGGAATATCAAAGAATCGCGTGTTCCATCCGGTGATCACATCAGGCGCATACTCTTCGAATCTTCGGATAAACTTGCGGACAAGATCAATCTCATTATCGCACTTAATGTAAAGTACATCCTCGCGGGTGGGCGTGTAGTCACCACAACCCCAGACCCAGTAAGTCCCCGTGTCTTCACGCATACAGACAGCAGTGATGGGGTGTGCTGCATCTTCGGGAGAAGGAAAACCATCGGCAGAAAATACCTCAATATCTATGTTGGCAGTTTTGATTAAACTACGATCATAGGGGATTCGTTCAGGCCATTCTTCCGCGATGAATTGTGCGGTGTAGTTTGTATTGCCTGCGATTTGAAAGTTAGAAACATTTTCATAACGTTTGACAAAGTCTTTCGCTTCTGACATAGACTCGAAGATGACAGGTTGCATCGGGAGTCCGTCTAGAGTAGTCCAACCTTCTTGGCTTTCTCCAGACATGAATAGTGTAGGTTTAAATGGGATACGCGATTTGACAGAACTTCCTGTCTCATCGTACCCACGATATAGTAGTTTGTCGCCATATCGGACGACAGATGTATAGAATTTTTTAGTCATGTCCACCATTATACACGAAGTAATAGGGGGTGTCAATCAATAACGTGAAAAAATTTATGTCTATTCCAAGGTTCCTGTATCTTTCTATCACTATATCCATGATGATCCTGTGTGACTAAAAGACGTTTTGAAATCACCTGCGTTGTCGGCGTAGGGATTCCTGTCATATGTTGATCGGAATAATTAAAGTAAATTCCGATATCTCGACCAACACCTATAGTATCACATTTAGTCCAAGGATGTAAAGCGGTATTTTTGATTCCGTAATAATTAATTTCTGGTAGTTCTAGATGACGTGTAGTGTATGTTCTGAAAAGACGTTGCAACACACAGTAAGGTCCACAGTTGATAGGAAATGCATTGTTCAGAAGCATGTGATGGGCCCAGTGCGCAAATCTCTGATCCATGCAATACATACCCATGAACAATCCTATGTTTGCGTAGAGCGTGTTCTCTGCGTACTCAGAGAGTAGTTTGAACGTTTCGTAACGTTCTTCGATCAACCATGTGTCATGTTCCATGATCCAAAACTTTTCTTCTGACTCACCCTGTCGACGCATCAACTCCCAGTGAGAACACATACCTGCTTTCTCTGTAGGCGAGTGGTCATCCTTTTCTTTACCAGATAATATGTCTAGAGTCATGAGACTTTTGGACCAAGTGTACTTATCTACATGGTCTTGGAAGTCTTCTGATTGAGGGGTAATGGCGTCAAAGGTTTCGATGGAGTCGATATAACCTTCGTCGATCGCGCGTTGAAAAGACTGACGGGAGAGTGCAGCGTACTCTTCAGACCGTTCGTCTCCTTTCATTACAATCTGTATTGCTTTCATATCACTCACAAAAAAGGGGGATGTTACTCCCCCTTATTTATTACTACATTAGTTGTTGTAAACAAGCGCCCATTACAAATACGCTTGAAAAACATGCTATCATAAAACCCATATTATCCAACTGACTAGTTCTCAGTCCGAGAGGTTCCTTCCGTGATTGCATTATTACTCTCCTCGTTTAAAAGTTGTGGTCTCAATGTTTGAGTCCTGTTAATTTCAACCTTACGAGGCCGCTGAGAATCAGGGATTATTACCTCCAAACGGATGGCAAGTAACCCGTTCCTGAAATCAGCTCCCATTACTTCAACATACTCCGACATGCGGAATTGTCTTTCGAACTTCTTCGTTGATATACCCTTGTGGATATACTCTCGATCAGAATCTTTTATCTGCCCTCTAATGGTCAGTGTTCGGTTCTTTACTTCGATTTCGAGTTCGTCTTCCGTGAAACCGGCGACGGCTAGCTCGATTAGGTATTGATCCTCTCCCGTCTTTAGAATATTATGCGGGGGGAACGTATCACCAGAGTTGCGTGAGATTCGATCTAATTCATCAATCATGGTATCAAAACCAACGAATGCTGAACGTGGGAACAATTGCTTTGCTGTTAATGTCATGTTGTGACTCCTAAATAATTAGCAAGTTTAAAAAAGAACGCCCGATCATTCGGCACGTTCGATAGTATATATACAAGTTATGAGAATAAAAGTAACGTATAACTTGTGAATATGTTACTTTTCTGGATAATCTTCGTCATCATCAATTTCTATTAATGGCAAAGAATCATCTACCGACACAAGAGTCTCATTCTCAAGTAGATCGATGATGTCTTTTGTAACCCGCATATCCATTTCTAGAAAAGACATTCTTTGGTTAATCATATCCAGATGTTTATAATAAAAGTTTAACTCTTTTTCTTTTTCTAGTTTTTTGGCACTTATCTCTTTAAACGGGATAACGTTATTCTTCTTGTCGGCCATACAACTATTCCTTAGTAATACATTGACGGGTCTGGAGTTCCTTCTACCCCAAAAGAAAATGATACACGAGACTCCCTAGGAAATACTTGATGATGTGTTCCTCTAGGGAGATAAACGTACATGCCCGGTTCAAAATCAAATGGTTCTTCGTTATTGACACCCTCTACCTTAAGACCGACAGTACTGATAACTTGGACCAGAAACACATCCATAGAATCTTTGTGCCATGGATAAGAACCACTTGCACGGCCGAATCCACTAAATGCAATGTTTGTGATTTTGTTTGCATGTAAAGCAAAGACATCCTGCATTTCTTCATAGATCTTCTTCGCAAAGCCCGGCGCACTACCGCGACTGTGAAACGAATTTAATCCTATACGCATTTTGTCTGAGTTGCGATCGTAGAGATCATCCGGATGTGAGTCCATCATTTGCATGTACTCATTCCAATTATAGGTTTCTTCCATATCAAACGGCAAGTTACCTACGAATGGTGTTTTAGTTCGAATGTTCTCATCACGATCGTCAAAAATACCATAATATTCTGACATTATCAGTTGTTTCCAATATTATACTTCGGTTGCAAGTTCCAGATAGACTTGTCTTTGTATGAGATAATTTTGATTTGTCTCATTGGCGCACAATCAAGTGCAACCTCTTTATTAACTATTGCAACCAATCCCCAGTCTGCAAGTAAAGTCGCGATGGTGTTACGTCGTTCCATGTCGGAAACTTCCAAGTTTGATTTCTTACCGTCTAATAGAAACAATTCTTTGAAGTGGACGATGAAGTACCTACCCTGCTTATGCAAGATATGGCACGATTGAAATAGGGTATTGTCTCTACGCGAAGCAACCCCTATACGCGTTAATGTTTCTCTGACTTTCAGGAAGTCATCTGGTTCTGATAGACTGATTTCTAACATCATATCAGAATTCCACTGAACGAGATTATTCTCTTCCACCTTTGGATACCTTATTTTTAATAGTTTTTATTTGTGATTCCGTCAAGAGCCCTACAACTTGTTTCGCTTTCTGTTCACTGTAACCAAAATATTCCTTGATACACTCCATATCAGCTCTTTGCTCAGGTTTATCCCATTTAGAGAATCGCTTCTTCTTACGTACAATATTTATAAGAAAATCATATTGCATCTTAACATCTAAGTGGTGCAAACGGTTCATTTCGTTAGATAATAGTATCGTATCCGGAAAATATGACAATGATCTATTCACAACGAACCCATTATAATGATTGGAGTTGTCGGGATCTTGGTCAATTAAGTTTATCTTTGTGTCGTTTATAGTCTTTAAGAAGTCGAAGGGACTCACGCTTTAATCTCCACAGCTGCCATAACTTCGGTCATACATGCGACAAGATTCAGTTCGTGATCAGCAACAAACGCATTCTTGTATTGGTAATCCGCAAGGATAAGAACCAACTGAGGAATACTATTTGGTGCAACGAAGTCGTACATCTTATCATAAACACCACGGAAGATTGAAGCTGGTTCAACATCAATATTGTTGACTACCCACGATCTCATCTTCTTAAAGTTCTTCTCACGGATTGCGCTGAATAACTGTGTGTAAGTATCAGAAATATCCACACTCACGCTATTAGACACATTGAGTGTACCGGAGACCGATCCCTTCTGACACTCATTCAACACACGCCTCCAATCTGGTGCATGTTTCATAATAATATTAGCTAACACATTCTTGTCGAACTCCACACCTTCTTCTTGCAAGATTCCTTGGAGTCGCTGCATAAACCCACCACATAACGAGGTCATAGTTTTCTTATCGAAATTGAAAACGTATTTAGAACACCTTGAATGCAAAGGCGCTATAATTTTATTCTCGAAGTTACACGTCATGATGAAACGACAGTTGTTAGAGAACTCTTCGATGAACCCACGGAGAGCAGGTTGCGTCGATTGGGGATTTAGGTAATCTGCCTCATCTAGGATGACAACCTTGTAACCGCCGGACAAAGACACGGACGATGCGAACTGTTTGATCTTACCTCGCAGTGTGTCGATATTACCTTCTTCCGACCCGTTGATGACGATGTAGTCTAGGTCTAGTTCCTCACATATCGCACGTGCGACTGTGGTCTTACCAGTACCGGCAGTGCCGGTGAACATCATGTTGAGGATTTCACCACCATCCACAATGTTTTGAAATGTTTGTTTTAGATCATCCGGAAGGATAGTCTCAGAAACTTTCTTCGGGCGATACTTTTCAACCCACAAAAACTCATTGCTCATGTACAACTCCATAATGTAAAATAATGCGTGGGGTCTATTATACTACAAACCCCCCTTTCATGTAAACCATTTTAGACAATATTTGTTACAATTTTTCGTTAGCATATCCGTGATTGATCTTTGCATGATACATTTCATCACGACGAACACACACAATCATATCAGAGAGCATTGCACCCTTCTGTAAATCTATGTAATAATCTATGGCGATCTGTGGAGCAGGAACATTTTCAATCTTGCCCGACTCAATCAGATATAGGTAGTTAGTATAACTTTGTACAGCCTCTTCTTCAAAGTATCCCGTCATACGATGCGCGGTGCGAGGGAATAACATATACATCAACAAGTAGTAATGCCAGAATACAAACTGCACGAAGATGATCAGAACCCTCTCTAGAATAGAAGGTGAAACAATCTCCATGAAGAACATCAAGTGTTTGCGTTCATTGGTCGCCTCATCAAGTAGTTCTTGGATCTTGGTACCGTTACCCTTCTGCAGTCTGCGTAGACTATATAGGTGAGTGAGCATACCACCGACCATGCCGGGAACACCCGCTACGGTCTCTAGAATAAGAGCACGTTTACCATAGTTCTGTCGGAAAAAAGTATCTGCAAAAAACCTAAAAAAAGCGGTCATTGATCTTGCAAACGCATCTGATATTTTTGTAGTAATATTCACGTCTTATCCAAAAATGGTGCCGCCACCACGAATCGAACGCGGGACCTACTGATTACAAGTCAGTTGCTCTACCTGCTGAGCTATAGCGGCATGTTCTGTTTCAGTTTTTCCTTACTTCTTTCTGTAAGGGACCTTACTATGTATATGCGCGTGAACGCTACAAACGATATTCCAACAGTAAGAATTGTGGACAAAGTTAGAGGATCTGTAATGTTCCACTTAACAACCGCTAACCATGTGTAGAAAATGTTAAGTGGATAGTTAATGACCGTCCCAAGTGCAACATGAATAGATGTTTCTTTGAAAATGAGAGGATCATAAAACTTCATAAAAAAGGGTTCGTGGGTATATAAACATTATAAAAAAATCATTCGCAGGCAACAGGTAACCCACGAACCCAAACTAGTTACTCGGCAGATTCTTCTGCCTTTTGTTGCGTAAGAGTCTCATAAAGAGCCACAACCTGAATCGCTTGGTCGCGCAACTGGCCAATGGTAGTAAGTTCTTCACCTTTGAAACCGCCACGAGTCACGACGGTATCTACAACCGCGACACAGGAACGTGATACGCGATTTGCAAGTTCGTTGAATGTTGCTTGTTCTTCAGTCATATTAAGCTCCGTATGTTGATGACTTTTCAAGTGCAATAAAATATTGCGTGTTAGAATTAATTGATCGGAAGTGTGATATCAACTTAGTTGAAATTGACACCTCGTAGTCTTCTCCCATCAACTTCATGTTACCCACACCCATGACAAAGTTGAAATCGGTATCCACAGAGAATTGACCTTCAACCAAAATAGAGTATGAGTTGGAAGTCGAATCATTGGTATCAATCACAGACACTTCAATAGAGTTCCCATTGGGACGGATTGAGATGTTGTCATATCCAAGAGCAGACGACGCACGTTTGATCTTACTTAGGGTTTCGTTAGTAAGCAAGAATTTGACTTCACACTCAGGCATGACAATATCTTTCTTAGGTGCAGAGAGCATCTCAGGGTCAGAGTAGAAGTATTTCACCGATGATAAACCACTGCCATCGGATACAGTGCAGAAGTTATCCCCGAAAGTAATTGAAGGATTGTCAACTAAAGACAATACAGACAAAAATTCTGACAGGTCATAAATCCCAAATGTGTTCGGGAAGTTTTCTTCGATCTCAGCACGGGAGACGATGTTTTTTGCGATAGACATAGTCTTCAGGACGTTACCGCCATTGACTACAATGTTTGGATTGATAGTCGAGAAGTTACGCAGTATCTCGACCGTGCGACTAGATAGTTCCATTGTTTCTTTCCTCAGTTAATATGGTGACCATTATATAACACTTCATACCCACTTGTCAAGTGGTTTCTCTCATTCGACTGAAGTTTTTGTCCTTAACGAAAGTAAGTTTACGTTCAAAGTGGGCATCTTCAAGTTCAGTCTTGTGTGAGATTACAAACACATTAGTGTCTTCCTTTAATGTGTCAATAATCTTCATAAGGTTGTCGACACCCTCCCCATCGAGAGACGAATCAAAAGTCTCATCAAGGATCAACAGGTTGGTCGACACAGAATTTTTCATCTTGGCTATTTGTCGCCAAGTGAATAGTAGGGACAAATCGATACGTTGTTTCTCACCCTCGGAGAAAGAATCATATGAGAACGTGTCGCGGTAACGTGACCGGATAGTCTCACTAAAACTATCGTCCAACTCAAAGTGGACAAAGAAATCTAGAATCTGTAAGTATTTGTTGGTCAACTCATTGATGACCGGCACGTACTGTCGAATGATTTTAGTCTTGATTCCGGTATCACGAAGCAACTCACTAGCGATACGATTGTATGAAGATCTTTCGGTCAATTTAAATTTATCATCGGTCAGTCCATGTAATTTAGAGTCCATCGTCGTTAGATCTGTATTAGCTTGACCCATATCACCATCACTATCAACCATGTTCTGCAAATCTTGTTGGATCTTACCGATGGATCGTTGAAGTCGGCCGATAGTCTGATTGTTGTTATTCAGAGTATTCTGATCTGCAAGACAACTGGACATCTGTTCTTCTAAGGAATTAATCTCTTCTTGATATTGTTTCTGTTGAACCTCAGCTTTATCCATTGCAGACTTCAGTTCTTTTGCCTTAGAAGTTGCAGCGTCCTTCTTATTATTACGCAAGTCTTCTGCGATATCCTGATCACATGTAGGGCACACCTCATTATCATCAAAGAACTTTGCCTCTTTAACCACAGATCTTACCTGCGACTTAAACTGGGCATAGTATTCGTCTAACTTACTCTTATTGGTACGTATATTGCATAAACTATCTGTGATGGTCGGCATCAAATTATTGACGGTTTCGGACAGTACTTCATTTGCAAGATTGAGCTCCGCAATCTCTGACTGAAGATCTGCAATATCCCTTTCCTTGTCTTTACGTTGCTGGGTGTTAATAGCAGTGAGATCACGAATGTACTTCTTTTGAGAAGATATACGTGTCTTGACCATCTCAATAGAGTGGTTGTTGTTCTCAAGCTCGCCTTTGAGGAGAGAGATTTTCTCCTTGAGTATCACATTCATTTTGGAAAATATGTTAATATCAAGAAGGTCTTCTATCACGTCACGCCGAGAGGTTGAGTTGAGTTGCATGAACGGGACAAAAGACGACGAGCCGAGAACAACAATTTGGTG